GGCAGGGGGCCGTGCACTGCGAATCCCGTAGGAATCGAGCCCCCCGTGGTTAGACCACTAAAGCCTTATCGGCACCCAGCGGCGTTTTAGTGTTACTGCGCCGCGCAGTGCAGAACGCTCCAAATGCGAAGCATCCACTACCCGAACAGACTCGACCACATTTGTGAAATGTGGTCTACTCTCCAAAGATAGTAGACACTTCTGAAGCGCGGAGTACCCATCTACACTGTCACTGCGGTAGACAGGACTCGGTACCCAGGCCTTTAGTTCGAGGGCCTGGTAATCTCTATTCCACCGTGAGGCGGAACGATAACCGAGGAAAGTTACTCGCCCCAGCGCTGAGCTCTCTTTTGACACATAGGGCAAAGGCCCAAGTATCGCTTCACATGTGCACCACATGAAGCTCGCAACTCGCCAATAACCCTTTTGGAAAAAGGAGTTGGCGGTAGCGATCCAAGATACAAGCTCAGTAGCTGACTGCCTGTTCTTAGGACGCAAATGACGAAGATACACCGGTGTTACCGGAACCCCGTCATAAGCATCAAGCCCGCAAGACTCTCGGAACTTTCCAGTTACAAAAGTCTTGTTGCTGTTTACCTTACAGTTGTATCTCTGTAGGCAAGCAAGAACAGAATCTGCATCATCTGCGTTGACGATAATATCGTCTCCGTAGACGTACACCGACCTGCTAACTTTAAAAACATTAGCAGTGGTGCAAGGAAGATTATGTACCTCCAGCAGCGCTACTACACAGGAAGTGTAGAAATACATAGCTTCTACTGGAAAACACAGAGCTGAACCCATCGATGCAAACTTACGCAACGGTGATATTACTCGACCGTCGGGTAGTTCAGCACTCGTCGAGCGACATGCGTCTATAGCATCCCTGAGATCAGGGTTGCTATTAAACATCGTCATAGCAAGGTCGTGCGGAACACGATCACTCGCATCTGACAGATCGATGGTTGCAAGTCGACCGTCCCTCGAAGATGTCAACGCCAGCCCCTGGTTGATTGATTGATCTGTGAAGTTCACATGACCTTTAGTCAACCGGTTCGATTCGAGGCTCGTATAAAGAGCATCTCGAATACCCTGTTGCACGAATTGCATGCAAACGGGTTCTATAGCGATGACACGTGGGCTTTTCAGTGTCTTCGGAACAAGAACAACCCGGACAGGTAGCTCCTGATCCACTGGTACAAACTTAACGTGCTGGGCCAAACTCTCTGAATCCTCAGTAACGCAGTAAGCGTTACCAATGAAAGGAAAGTAAGGTTCCAGTCGTTCGTACCAGGTTGACCAAAGGTACTTCCGATTACCGGAAACACCTTCGGCGGTGGCTCCAGGCCCATGCCGAGGGACCATTGCATCCAGGCGTAAATTAGCCAGGACACTTGGCCACAGAGCATTAGACACACGCTCAAAAGAAGAGCGGTGTCCGTCTGGAATAGAAAACGACTGAAAATCTCGCTCAGTCTGAGCGAAGTTCTCGAGCGCCGCGTACTCCCTCGCGGGAGTACACGGGATTTCCACCTTCTTGAAAACCAAGCAAATTTGCCTGGCAGCTTCAACGAAGATTGGGGGAACTTCATCATACAACCTCCCTGTCTCACGATCGAAGATGTGACCAGTGATCCCCTGCAAAAACGCGGGCATCACTGAATTCTTACCCCGCTTCCAGCGGGAAAAGAGTTTTGGGTCAATATACCCACAATGCAAGGACTGTTCTAAGTCTCTGCAAAAGTTGGGTAGGGTAATCGTAAGAAACGAAAACCCTTCATCTTCAACCCGCGACCTGATCGTCATCAGGTCCCGTAAATCAGAGACATCAGCAGAACACCCGCTAACCGCGTCAAGATAGACGAGTGTTAGCAACTCTAGGTGGTCACTTGCGTCGCTTTTCAAGCAGCCTCCGTTCTAGGAGGAGTGCTTCAAACCACGCGGTCCACTACGCTCTCCGAGAAGAGAACGTATAATCACCAACGATTCACCGCTCTAAGGATCGGAGTAAATTAAGACTCCTTACCAAAGAGTTTAGTGAGATTCGCTGTCGTAAGCCAGGCAGCTAGCCCGGCCTTGACGTAGTCAAGTTCAGTGGCCGACCATCCAAACAACGGACGATCGATCAGATATCTGAACAAAACCGTGTCGTAGTCGTTGGTAGAGTCCAACGGGTTCGTCACGACCTTCTTCTGAGTCAGTTCCAATGTTGAACGAACGCGACCTGCGTTCGTGACTTGGTGACTGATCTTATAGAGGTACTCCTCATCCGGCGTAGCATACGTCGAAGAGGTACCTTCAGATGAGATTTTACTCAGAGTTTTGGCAACGCCATTGACAGTAATAGTGATTGGATCTGTGAACATAGGTCAAGTCTCCTTACAGAGGCTCAACCCACGTGGTTGACCTCCGATGAGTGATGAGATTTATGACGTGGCAACAAGCTGTTTTCTCAAGACAGCAAGGTTACAAAACTAAATGCCACGCCCGGATCCAGGACCGCCCTT